CGACGTGCCCGCCGGATGGCTGGAGTGTGACGGCGCGGCGGTGAGCCGCACGGACTACGCGCGGCTGTTCCGCGCCATCGGGACCGCCTACGGCGCGGGCGACGGGGCGCGGACGTTCAGCTTGCCCGATCTGAGGGGCCGCGTGCCGGTCGGACGCGGCGACGGCGGCGCGGGGCTGACCGAAAGGTCACGCGGCGCCACGGGCGGAGCGGAGACGCATAGGCTGACGGTGGAGGAGATGCCCTCCCACACGCATCGCCTTGGTAGTCGTTTAGGCGTACCAAAGGCCGGGGCGATAACCCTTGACTCGGGCACCGGTGAGGCGGACACAGTATTGTCGACCGGCTCCACCGGCGGCGACAGGGCCCACAACAACATGCAGCCGTTCGGGGTTGTCAGGTACGTGATAAAGACCTGAGATGCCCCACGTCGTGACGATCCGCTGGCGGCGCCACCGGGCGGCGAATGCCGTCACCGGGACACATCATACCCGCGCGATGGAAATATTCTCTGCATCGTGAGCTACCTCCACGGCATCGAGATCCTCCGCGAGCGCGCCAAGGCGGCGCCGGGGCCGCGCCTCGGCGACGGCAGCGTGGTCGGGGTGGTGGGGACCGCCAGAGGGCCGATCAACAAGCCCACGCTCGTGCGATCGGCCGCCGAAGGCGCGCAGTTCGGCGCGGACATAGGCACGATCCCCGCCTTCCTGGACCAGATCCTCAGCCAATTCGACGCGCAGATCGTCGTCATCAACGTCCTGGACCCGGCCGAGCACAATAAAATGGTGGCCGAGGCGGAGTACGAGATCGCCGCCGACGTCGTCGCGCTGCCCGACCGGGACGTGAGCGACGTCGTCGTGAAAAACAAAGCTGCCGACACCACCTACGACGCCGGTGACGACTACACCGTCGACGCGGACGCCGGCACGGTGACGCGGGTAGTCGGCGGCGCAATCGCCGCGGACGCCACGCTCAAAATCGCCTACTCCGCGCTGGACCTGAGCAAGGTGACCGCCGCGGATATAGCCGGCGTCGCGGCCGAGGGGACCGGCGCCCACGCGTTGCCCGGATCGGTCGCCACCGGCGCGAAGCCGAAAATATTGTGCGCGCCGGGTTACTCCGACGACGACGCCGTGCGCACGGCCATCCTGTCGGCCGCTGAGCAGCTGCTGGGCGTGGCGATCGTCGAGTCCAAGAACACAACCGACGCGGCGGCGATCACCGACGCGGGTGCGCTGGCCAACAAGCGCGCGTTCATGATCGATCCCGACGTGGTCGTGGCCTCCGGCGCCGGCACCGCGACCGTGCCCGGCTCCGCCGCCGCGGTCCTGGCCTTCTTGTCCGCCGACAACGATCCGGCGGGTTACGGCGTGCACAGGAGCCCGAGCAACCGCCTCGTGCCGGGCGTGCTGGGCACCGCCCGCAACATCGGCGTGTCCATCGGATCGCGCACGTCGGCGGCCAACCAGCTCAACGCCGCCAAGGTCAACACGTTCGTCAACCTGCGCGGCTGGCGCCTGTGGGGCGGGCGCACGCTGAGCCCGACCGCGGAGTTCGACCAGGTCAACGTGCTGCGCACCGACGACCGCATTCAGGAGGCGTTCATAGAGCATCATCTGGAAGCGGTGGACCAGGGGATCGACCGGGGGTATCTGGATTACGTCGCCAACGGCGTGTCCGCCACCCTGCGCGAGATGCGCCAGAACGGAGAGATCGTCGACGGCGAGGCATGGGTCGACCCGGAGCGCAACACGCCCGAGTCCATCGCGGCCGGACGGGCGGTGTGGGCCTACGATTACGCGCCGGTGTACGCCGCCCAGACGCTGAGCTTTTACGTGTCGATCAACAACGGCTACCTGTCCCAACTCCTGAATGAGGACGCCTGATGCTGCGCGGACGCCTCAAGAACATCAATCTGATCGTGGTCGGGCGCGGCTACGCGGGCGACGTCGCCGAATTCGATCCGCCGAAGCTGGCGCTCGCCATGGACGAAGATCGCCCGGGCGGGCTGGATGCCGCGGTGAAAATCCCCATGGGCATGGAACCGCTCATGACGTCGTTCACGATGCTGTCGGTGGACGGCGCGCTGATGCGGCGCTGGGGTCTCGGCGCCGGGCAGCGCACGCCGCTTGAGCTGCGCGGGGCGCTGGAAGGCGACGGCGGAATCGTCCAGCCGGTCGTCTATGCGCTGGAGGGCGACGTCAGCGAAGTGGATCCCGGCACGTGGAAGCCGGGCGAGAAGACCAACATCAAGTACACGGTGGAGTTGCGCTACTACAAGCTCACCGTCGGGGGCGTGGTCGAACACGAAATCGACATCCCCAACATGATCCGGATCATCGGCGGCGTGGATCAGCTTGCCGCCCAAAGAGAGGCACTGAACCTGTGAGCAAGTACGCCGCCCCCAAGCCGACCACGGTGACGCTGCGCCATCCCGTCGAGGTGGATGGCGTCGAGAACGCGATCCTGAAGATGCGCCCGCCCCGGGCGCGGGATTCCGCGGACGCGCAGCGCGCGGCCGCGCACCCGAGCGAGGTCGAGGTCAGGCTCTTCGCCAACTTGTGCGAGGTGTCCGAGGACATCATCGGCGCCCTGCACATGGTGGACTACGTGCGGATCCAGAGTACGTACGCGGACTACATGGAGGGGGTGCGCCCTCCTACACTATAGGCGCCGGGCCCGCTCTTTGGGTGGGCCGCGCCGCGCGTTCGCTGCCGGGCACCCGCGCGTTGCGCCACGCCATCGCGTTTCTCGCCCACACGTTCCATACGCCGATCGGGGACCTCCACGACATGCCGCTGGCCGATCTGGCGGGCTGGATGGAGGAGGCGAGGGCGATATGGCGGGCCAAGACACCGCAGCAGTGAGGTATCGAATTCCGCTTGATCCGGACCTCGAGAAGCCTCAACGAGGTATCGATCGGCCCGCCGGCGGCGGCTCCCTGGTCGCTGAAACGGTATCGATTTCAGATGGCCATCGAACCTCGAAGAAAGGATCGGGGCGCCCGCCGGCAGGCGGAGGTATCGAAACGGGGGTCAGAGCCCCAGCAAATCTTCGGGGTTCCGCGAGGTGATTGAATCATGAGCGACAATATCCGGGTCGGGCTCGTGGTGGCCGGCACCGTCGACAAATCGATGGTCAGGACCGTAGCGCAGACGGGGCGCTACGGCAAGCAACTGACGGACACATTCAAGACGGCGAACAAACAGTTCGCGGCAACCGGCGACGTGCTCAAGTACCAGAACCGGATCGAGAAGCTGAACCGCCAGGTTGTGGTGGCGACGGGCGACACCTCGAAGCTCAACCGCAAGATTCACGAGAAGACGTTGCAGCTGCGCAAGTCCGAGAACCTCATGCGAAAATACGGGCTGTCGGTGCGCAACGCGGGGACGGAACACCGGCGCCTGCAACGGGACCTCGATCGCACCGCCAGGGGCATCCAGCGGGTCGATCGCCACGCCGGCGCGGTGGAGCGATTCCGCCGCGCCAGATACGGGCTCGCCGCGGTGGGCGGCGCCCTGTATGGCGCGAGCCGTTTCGTGGGCGCTGCGCGCGAGGATCAGCGCACGGGCCAGCGGCTCGCCACCGTGATGGGCGGAGAGGTCGGCGCGGCGCACTCGGCGGCGGGCCGGGAGGTGGCCTGGGCGCGCGCCCAGGCGTTCGGCGACGCGCCGCTGATCGCCTCCGCGCAGGATCTGCTCTCGGCCCAGTACAGTCTGCGGTCGGCGGACAACACGCTCACCGCGGATGAGGCTCGGGTGGGCGCCGCGGTCGCCCATCGCCTCGCCACCGTGCTGGGCGGAGGCGACGAGGACACCGCGGCGCTGCTGGCCACGGTGAACAACACGCTCGGCGGATCGATATCCGATTCGATGTCGGAGAGCCTGCCGAAAATCGCGGAGCTGCTGAATGCGACCGTGAGCAAATACCAGATTCAGGACCTGCCCCAGCTCGGCGAGGCGTTGAAGATGACCGCGGCCACGGCATCCCAGCGCGGCGTGTCGCCCCAGGAGCTGCTGGCCATGGTGGGCACGGTGAGCAGCGGCGGCCTGACCGGCAGCATGGGAGGCACCGCGGTAAACGAGATGCTGGCGCGGCTGCCGGCCGCGGCCGAAAAGCTCGGCGTGCGGGTCGCCACCGATGCCGCCGGCCGATTGGACGCGCTGGGCACGCTGGGCCGAATCCAGACGGCGTTGCCGGCGCAACTTCAGGCGCGCGGGGACGCGCTGCGGGAACTGTTCGGCGAAACCGGCTCGCGGGCCGTGGGCGAGCTGCTGCCCAAGAGGGCCGCCACGGTCGCGGACGTAGGGACGATCGCCGCGGCCATGTCGGGCGACGCCGTGGGCGAGCACTACCGAACGTACCTCGATAGCGAAACCGGGCGCATCGAACTCGCCCAATTGCGGCTCGCGGCGGTGGGGACCACCCTCGCCGCGACGGTGTTGCCTCTGCTGGCGGGGTTCGTCGGCGCGCTCGGATCGTCCGCCGCCTGGCTGGGCCGCGTCATCGAAGGCTCGGCAGTGCTGCGGTTCGGTTTCGTGGGACTGGGCGTCGCCGCGGCCGGTGTCGCCGTCGCGTGGGGGCTTATTGTGACGGCGCAAGTGGTGGCGACCGGCACGATGGTGGTGTGGAACGCGGTAGCGGGCGCCGGTGCTGCCCTCATGAACGTTTACCGCGTGGGCCTGCTGAAGACGATCACAGCCACCAAGCTCTGGACAGTGGCGACCAAGGCGATGACGGTCGCGCAAAAGGTCCTGAATTTCGTCGTGCGGCGCAACCCCATCGTGGCGATCATCATGCTGGTGATCGGGCTGGCGGCGGTCGTGTACAAGGTGTGGGGCAAGACCATCGGCAACATCATGATGAAGTTCGAGCCGCTGCGGAAGTTCATCGAAGGCGTGAAATCATGGTGGGGGTCCAAAGGCTCGGAGGTCGGGTCCGCCGTCGAGGCAGGGCCTGAGTTGTCGTCCGGCGCACGCCGCCCGCGTTCGCGGGCCGGGCCGGCCGCGACGGCCGCGCTGGGCGCCGGCCTCGCGTCAGCCTCGGCCGTCCCGGCGCAGGCCCCTGACGTGCGTGTATCGGTGCCCCCGAGCGTTGTGGAGGCCGTCCCGGCGCA